TTGTTTAGCAGGCGACTTGAGTTCCGCTGGTAGGTCCTCCGGGACAGAGACTAGAAAAATTCCAGCATGTGGGAACTGAAGTTTGGCCGCATGAGTTAGTGACAGTGACTCCTACAAACTTGAAGACAACATCAGGTGTAGAAGAATGACCGGTGCAGCTCGATGTAGTACATCCGAAGTTAAGGAGATTACAGCATGGATCATCTACGCATGTGTTGTTAATGATAGGAGGAATAATATATTGACCATTCGTAAGAGGAGTACTAGAATACCCAGACAATGCCAATTGGCCTGTAGAACCATATGCTTGCCAGGGGACAGTAAACACAGGATATGATCCAGCAATAGTTTCAGCTCCAGTAACAGAGAAAGTAAATATGAGATTGTTGGGCCAAGTTCCAGATACAGTAACTCCAGTAATTACCGGAATCGCGCATGAACAAGCATTTCCGATACAATTATTATCAGTAGGGCAATCGCTAGCAACAGAACATCCGACGCAAGCCCCATTACTACAAACTGGAGCACCCGGAGGACAGTTATCCCCACTAGTGCATCCAACGACGCAATTTCCGCCACTACAATATTGACCTTGAGGACAATTAGTATCGACGAGACATTGAGGTGTAACGCAAGCTCCATTGGAGCAAATATCTCCGACTGGACAATCTGAATTCAAAGTGCAAATTCCGACAGTAATAAGACCTGACATCGTAAACTGCTCCAAAGAGCCACAGTTATTAGATCCTGACATAACAACCCCAAGATATGTTCCAGTAGGGATATTGTCAAAAGTAATGACTGTCTGGGCATAAAATATAGATATACCGTAAGCTATGAAATTCTGGTTAAATAGATATACGTTGTAATAATCTGCCCCAGGGACTGGGTTCCATGTTAGAGTTACACTATTTCCTGCAACTTGAATGTAGACGACCGGAGGTGGTGGTGGTTTTGAGCAAACACAAACTCTACCTTCACATGCCAATCCGCAAGCACAATCCGTATTTTTGTTGCAAGTAGTCCCAATTCCTCCCTCTCCACAATTCTCGCAAGACGGCGAAGGGCTTCTAGACCTAGAAAAATCTGAGAAGCTAGCAGATATTGAAGAATGACTTGGGCTGCTAGAATCACTGCTCTTGCTGTTTCTGGAACTATGATGTCTACGATGATGCTCCTTTCGGCGTTTGCTACGACTGTAAGAATCAGATCTGCTCCTAGATCTACTACTATTTCTCGTGCGATTATTTCTGGATCGGCTTCTCGAACGACTAGATGAATCACTGCTATGAGCAGCTTTAGTAATATTTCTCTCTTCGGAGGAGGGAATATATTCGAGACCCAAACTCGCAGCCTTTGCTACTTTTTCAACATGTCTGTCTAGTGATAATACATGAGATTTGTTTAGAGGTAGTGATGTCTCGAATATCTCTACATTCTTAAGATTAGGTATATATACTCTTCTCGCTCCGACTTTAAAACTAGACAAATCATAAGACATAAATCCATCACTTGTTCTGCTGCTTTGATTTGTTCTTCCATTTTGATTTCTCTTCTTTCTTCTGTCTATATCACGATCTCGTAACTGTTTCAATATGACAACGATTATGATTATAAGAATAACGACTATTATGATGATAGTCATCAGACTAGAATTCTTGCATTCAAACATCTCGAATTAATAGTCTCCAGTAAAACAATATTTTGTATCTCTTTTGTTTATATTTTTGTTTTATTGTGACCAAAATTTATTGACTTTTATTTGGGCCAAAAACAAATTTTGTTTCTGAGCTGTAGGAATAAAAAAGATACATAAACATCTCAGAGCCCATGAACAAACTCGATCATGGATGGAAGACGGCTTTGTGTCGGCGACTTGGATATTAAAAATAACTCTCAAGTATTTCTAAATGGATAAAAATAGAATTTTTTGTTTCTCGGCGGCAGGAAACAAAAATATTGAAAAGACCATCTAAAGCCTCGCGATCCAAAAATATGGATGGAAAACGACTTTATGTCGACGGCCCGAATTTCTCTAACGACTTTGGTTTTGTAAATAAGCGCTGGAATTTAGACTTACCAATCAGGGAAATAACTAAGTTCGTCGAAGCAGCTGTCAGATCAGGCTACACCATTAAGATATTTATCGATGCTGGAATAGAGAGCGACGAGGCTATTGCTAAATGGAAATCTAGAAGAGAGGAAGAGGTAAAAGGAGAATATCGAGATGTTCCTCAAGGTTTATCTATCTTGATGGGTGATATCTTTAGATCTTTGCAAATTGAAGTATGTTATTCTCCAGCAGATGCAGACAACGACGATTGTATAGCTGCCCATGCTCACTCTGACGGAGCTGATATTTTAAGCAACGATAAAGATTTCTTTAGATATGAAACCAACAAACAAAAAGGACGTGGCTATAACTTATATGGATCATTTGTTATTGAAGATGGCTTACTGAAATTGAAAAGAAAGGATATGCCTAGGCCAAATGCACGATTTCCGGCACCTCCTCCTAAAGCTATAATTAAACCACCTGTTATGTTAGCTTATAACCCAGCATTTAATATTGCAACTAGGCTGAAGTTGTATCGTCGAGGATCACCATCCCCTCTTGTTAAAATACTTGGAAATCCTAATGTTAGTCTTGTAAATCTGCGACGAGCTATTTATGCTAAATTAGGATGCACAGAATCGATAAAAGAAGAATGGCCAGACTGGGATAATGAAAAAGAAATAGTAGTTTGGCATTCAGCTAAGGTGGAACCAACCCATGAGTTCGACGACAGGTTTCTTATTGAGCCTGACAAACTATTTTTTGAAATATTTCCTGAAGACTTGTCTACTCTAGGAGTAGATCATCGAGTAGAAGATTGGGAAATAGAAAATCATATTTTTGCTCAGTATTGTCTTCTATTCGAATTACTCGTGATTTGGAATAACAATTCATCGACAATTCTAGATTATTTCAAGAAATACACGAAAAACATAGTTAGCATAGAGAATTCAGGTGAAGACCGAAATTCGAAAAGTGCTAAAGGAAATGTATTGAATAATGCTCCTGTGGAGAAATCATGTGCAAACTGGCTTAGAGAAGGATATTGTAGATTTGGAGACAAATGTTTTGATAAAAACGGGCATCAAGATTGTTTACGTTTCGCTGCCGACAAATGCCGCAGAGGACAATTTTGTAGATTCAGACACGCAGAACATAAATAAAAAAGACAAAACATAATTTCATTATATAACATAAAGTATTATGTTATATCTTCTCTACGCCTATTGGAAACTCACTTATTTTGATGGTTTGAATTGTTCTACTGGTAGTAATGCGCCCATGGCTATCTCCTCTCTCATAGTCAAACGCCGATATATCTTCTCTACGCCTATTGGAAACTCACTTATTTTGATGATTTGAATTGTTCTACTGGTAGTAATGCGCCCATGGCTATCTCCTCTCTCATTATACATAATTTTGAAGTACAATCGTTTTCGCCGTACGTGATATGAAAGTACGGAATACCATTTGTTACTATTCTTGCCAATCCAGAAGCAAATTGTATTTTCTTAGAATGAGACTTCTTGTCTCCAAAAATGAACCCGTTCGTTATATATTTTACTTTGTAGGGATATGAAGTCCCGAATGCGTAAATATATGTGGTATATGCTTGATCTCCATCTCTTGTATGAATTAGTCCAACGAGTAGATCTTCACTCCAATATCCACTGGTCTCTTGACTGTCAGATTTACTAGTTATAGGTTTAGATCTTTTGTGCCATTTCTTTGCCCATATTATTTGAGATCCACCTCGGAGATTATCAGGTAGCCAAGAATTGCTAGTTTCTGCTACTACTGTTAGTTTATTGTCATCATACCTCAATATAATATGGGGATTTATAGAATAAACGAAATGTATGGTTTCTCTATTTAAATCATCGTTATATCTGTTGCTTTTCAAATTTCCAGAATCTCTCAAGATGACAGGCATCCAATTCTTCTGATCTCTACTATCTTCATATATTAATTTTTCTATAGTTAGGGGTCTCACTTCTCTTATGTATTTTCTATTTATCTTTCCATTATTTTTCAAATCGTATCCGATACGAGATTCTATATCATGATTTCCGGCATCAATCGTCTTTTCAGCAAATTTAGGTTCAAAAGGTAAAGACAAAAACTCTAATAAGTCAAATCCCATAATTATCATTTCTCTTCTACAATTTTCTCCAGAAGTTGAATTACATACGAGATATAGTCTATCATTATGAATAAATGGTCTCGCGTCTTCACACCCACGTTCGCATTTCTTTTTAGATAACTCATCATGTGTAATAATAAACAATTCACCCAACGGATTTTGTATTATAGTTTTCGATAATGTCAATTCTCTATTCTGTTTATCCCATTGTAATTTCTTTCCTGGACATTGGCAAAAATTACACATTCTATAAACATAAAATGGTAAGTTAGTAAATTCATGTAAACGCCGTCTCAAAGTTCCAACATTCTCTCCGCCATATCTAGATGGATCGATAGATTCTATACTTCTGTACAACAAATCTGGTTCATAAATAGTAAAGGTGGATGGATTATAGGATCTGAAATGTTTTAGAGATGGTATATTATATTGTTCTGGTATTTGTTTTAGTTCTATTAATATGATATCTTTCTGAGATGAATAATGTTTAGAATATTCATTATCAAATGGTTTTTCTTCTGGATCTACTTGCTTAAATCTATCATCTAAGAATACCTCCATGACATTTTGACCTCTGCCTCCACGTCTTTTGGCTATAATTAATATAGTCACCACTATTGCCAATAAAATTATCACAAATACGATCTTTAAGACTACGTATATTATACGCCGCGTCTTATCTGACACAACAAACTTTACCATTTCATCTATTATTTATATGTTTCGTTTTATCTGCTTTTTATTTTTATCTGTTTTGATTTTATTGGCGCAAAAATTCAATGATGAACAATTCTAAGATAGAAATTGTATAGCTTGATAGAAGTTACCCAATCAAATTCTTTTAACTGATTAATAACATATTCTTGTCCACGAACTGTTATTGTACTTTTACCATCGCCTGCAAAAGTTATTCCTATTTTTTCTATGGCCAGTATTTGTTTCGTTCTTTCTACAGTTATAAGCTCCGATGTAACATATATAGTATAATCTAAAGTTGGCTGATTCGATTTGTTTTCGAAATTCTCTTCCATTATTTAGAGAATTAGTTGTTTTCTGTTTTATATTAGTGACTTACAAAATCACTAATTAGTTTTTTATGAAGGAGTGGATAAAAATTAGGTGCAACATTTATCAGCTGGGTTATTTATCTGACGGTTGTACTATTAGTGACCCACAAAATCACTAATTAGTTTTTTATGTAAGAGCAGATAAGAAACTTGTCAGCTGTGTTATTTAGCTGACGGTTGTACTATTAGCGATTGTTCTTGTAATAATAACTTTGCTCTAATTTCTTTGATCTTGTTTAAGCTCTCTATCTGATAAAATTCTGGTGGAATATAATTCGGGTTATGGTGGGCGTCCAAGTCTGGAGCTCCCAAAACGAGATCGATCGGAATATGTTCAAAATAACCTCTGGTTAGATTGGCTCTCTCCCGACAATTTTCCATGTAACGTCTTTTACGCTCATTAAATTCTGCTTGTTCGAAAGTTAAGCTAGCCATTGTGAATTTTTTATTTGAAATTGAATAAATTTCAAATTCGTTTTTTGGAATGCAAGGTAACATCAATCTCATCAGGAACTTGCTTATTCAATGTTGCCTGTATATTTTGGAGTTGGTCTTACAAATTGAGCAGCTGCAGATTTTGTATGTCTAAGTTTCTTGTCTAAGCTCGCCGACGCGTCTGCTTCAGCAATAGCTACAGTTTTCTTCTGTCTTTGTTGTCTGTCATAATTTGACATTTGTCCGGGCATTGTTGTTTTAGGATTGGAATTAGTGGTAGAATTTAAGTTATATTCAGGCATACCTATATTTACTGGAGTTTGCCGGAAATCCATTTCTTCTTGACTTAATTTCTTTGCTTTACCGACTCTTACCCGAGGAGGTCTATCCGTATTTATTTTCAATGAGCTCTGATTTGTTTGATATCCGCTTATTTGTTTTTGGCTGACTGGTTTCTGGCTAAACATTGATTCTGGCTGGGAATTACTAGCTTTGAATCTCATGGGAGGATCAACTCGGTCATTTTGGATATGATATGTCATGAGTATCTTCGAATTAGCATAATCAGAAATCAAAATTTGGGCATCTTTCTGAGAGGTTGACATTAAAGTAGCAGTCACGTCGCCATCAGCAGTTCTAGGATATAATGGCATTTCTTGCCCGTAAAATTGATCAAAATATTCTCCTTGCTGAAATGATGTCATAGATCTATTGAAAATATTGTTTCTGCTTATTACGCCAGCGCTATTCAAAACTTCAGATATCAACTCAGATGGAGTAAATCCATTTCTTATAATATCATAGCCTTTCGTCTCTTCGATCAATGTAACAATATCCTCCTTATTTACTCCTTTGAAGTCATCCACGGCTGCTTTCAATTTAGTCATAGTACTGATATTTCCCTTTTTAGCAAAAGCCCTAAAAGCTGCAGTTTGAAGTAATGGATCTCTCAATGCAGAATCGAGCGAAATTTCTTTTGATCCCTCATCAGTAAGCAAAAAGACATTCACGATTGGCTCGCCCGTCTGTTCCGTATCATTTTGGTTTTGCTCTGATGGATCTCTAATAACAATAAGTCCGACATCACTCCATCTAGAAGGTCTATCTATCAGATGTCCTATAAGAGAACCTAATGTCCATCTATTTGCTAAAAAAAGATCTCCAGTATGCAATTTCACTGTACTCATCTCTATTTTTTGTGAATGCCCTTTTTATTTCGTTTGGTTTTCCTTTTATACAAAAAATAGATTTCACATTACATAAATGTGAAATAAGCGCAATTGCGGAGATGAACATCTCCATTATGATAAACAGTCTTCCAAGTTCTTATATAAATTTCACATTATAACAGTGTAGAAACTAAAGATCTCGATTATTGTTAGAGATTTAATATTTTCCTATTTTGTTTCCATAATGTTCCCATAAATTTCACATTATAACAGTGTAGAAACTAGGGATCTCAATTATTGTTAGCATTTAATATTTCCCTATTATGTTTTCCTTTTATACAAAAAATAGATTTCACATTATAACAGTGTAGAAACTAGGGATCTCAATTATTGTTAGAGATTTAATATTTTCCTATTTTGTTTTTATGTTTCTATAAATTTCACATTACATAAATGTGAAATAAGCGCAATTGCGGAGATGACTACGAAATCTTTATGGACCTTGTTTGCGAGTTCCATACCTGGGAACAACTCCATTATGATAAACAGTCTTTCCTGCTGGTTGATTGGTTGCATGCGTTTTCATTAGAGTGAGAAATTCATTCAATATCATAACCAAGCTATCTGGTAGATTTTTCAGATCAAAATCCGTTTCATTAGAATCCATACGATAAACTCCGCCATATGGAGCTCCATCTTTTCTACCCATAATTTGTACATTGTTCGGATTTGCTGAATGAAAGTCAAATATCATTTCCATAACTGCTTTTGTCATTCTGGCATTCAAATTACTTAAAGCAGATGCCAATATAGTCATATCTACATCTATTTCCTTGTTTTGAGAGACCAGAGATCGCATTATTTGGTCCATTATCACTGTTTCTCCTGTACTCTTTGACGTCGAATCATATCTTATTTTTCTTATGTTATTTATAGGTAAGTTATTGGCTGCCGATCCATTGAGAGGTACATTAGTAGATGTGCTGTTACCTACTGGATTATTTTGTACTGGATGAGAATAATTGAGGGGTATTGCTATTGTTTGCTTGACCTGAGGTTGAATTGGAATTTGTTGAGCATGTATCATTTGCGGGTTGATTTGAGGACCCAAGCTGACATGTTGAGGTTGTTGATATTGCACTTGTTGTTGATATCTTACTCCTGGCTGCATCTATCGTTTTACGCGATGGTCTCTTTATATATGATTTTGTGGTCCCTTTATTTTCGATTTTAAAATTTGGATCGAATTAATTACTAAATTAAATTTTGCACATTTGCGTATTTATTTTCATCCAAATATTTTCTTGTTTTTTCCATTTGCCCATTTATTTGTTTACCTGGTTTTCCCATTTACCCATTTATTTCTTGTTTGTCTATTTTGCCGGTCTATTTGTTTATTTTCATTCACCTATTTTCTTGTTTATCCTGTTTGTTTTCATGTTTCCTATATTAGTTACATATTATAACTAATACTATATTTTTTATTCTGTTTAATATTATCTTTTACCGGTCTATCTACCAATGTTTGGTTTTTTATACGTTCTTGGGGCCGAATGCTGGACGTCTCTTGGCTACGTATGTTGGTTCAGATTCTGGAACAATAACTTGTGGTATAGGTTGGGTTCCCATCCCAAACGTATTGACGGAAGTCTTTCCTTGTTCTGGTCGAGTTCTTGTAGCCGTGGCTGCCATAAGAGATCCTGAAGGATTTCTCTCTTGGAGTTTGTTCATAAAATTTTGTTGCGCTGGTTGCATAACAACTTGCTGAGGCTGTTGGATTTGTGATGGCGCTTGTTGAACTTGTACTGTAGGTTGTTGATTAGACATGGCGATCAGCTCTTGATCATGAGCTGATGGTGCTCGAGGAGGCAATGACATTTGAATAGCCGTAGATGTTATTTTTCCACTCTTGATTCCGTCAGCATGAGACTTAAAAGGTTCCTTTTTCATAGTTTGAAGAATCCATTTCTTTACGGTATCGTAATCTCTGGGAGCAGCATCAAAGGGAACACCGGAATTGACATCACCGGGTAGTCTCAATTCGAGATACGGAACACCCTTGATTTTGCTGGCATATGGTTCGTCGAGTCCATACGTAACGACTTTGCCGGTAGTAGGATCCTTTTCGGGTCCGAACTTAAACAAAATAAATTTGACTCCTGAATTCTTGAGATCAGCATCACCCGTGAGTTTCTCCCAGTGACCAGTTGGACTAGTTACCATCGTTCCATTTGGACCTGGAGTGTCTCCTTTGAATTGATGGCAGTATCCACATGTAGTTTTGCTAAAAAACGTAAATACAGCAGCCACCGGAGCTTCCTTCTCACTGGTCTTTCCAACTTCTTGTCTCTTCGAATGTCCCCTCATTTTTCTTGAGACTTTGATGTTTTTGCTTTCGTGGAGATCGTTTTTATTCGACGAGTTTTATTTTTATATAAATTTTTCGATTTATATAAATTGGTGGCTCGCGTTAACCATGATGACATTGCGTTTTTTACAATAATTTGATTATATTACCCTGGCAACTCTCTATAAGCCTCTATATGATTGTCTATGACTGATCCGGTATTTTTAGTGAAAGCTTTTATATCACGAATGAGCGATTCTCTTCTCGGTAACATTATTCTGGCAACTCTCTGTAAGCTTCTATATGATTGTCTATGACTGATCCGGTATTTTTAGTGAAAGCTTTTAAATTGTTAGATGTATGTCTGTAATCATTGCCTTTCCAAATAACAGGAGGAAGATTACATACCAAATCTTCGGTATTAAAAACTCGTATGCTATGTGGAACTCGTTTATTAAAAATATCAGCAAAGGTCATATTTCCAACTCTAGGAGCAGCGAAAGTATAATGAACTAAATGATCCGTTGGTAACTCGTCAGCAAAATCAAATGCACATATTGTAGATAATGCCCCTCCCAAAGACCTACCAGTAATAAACAAATAATCGACAGATTTATTGGAGTTCCACCAAGACCATAACTGTTTTCTCACGGAAGAGTATATCTCATAAAATCCTTTATGTATCTTTACTGATCTATTTTCATAGTCCAATTCTGATATTCCACCCTGTTGTTTATTTTCATCCTTGTTGGACTTGATTTTGAAGCCTCGCAATCTTAGTGCATCGATTAGCTCAAATTTTAAATTGTCGTTCCATTGGGCCGAGCTAAATGTGCCGCTAAATGCGAATATAGCAACATTAATTGTTTCTGATCTATCTTTTAATTTGTAGTCTTTGGCGTGAAATATGTAACCGTACATAGTATCGATACCTGTGTCTATATCTGATCCTAACAATGGTATCTGTTCTGTAAAATATGGAGGCGAAGGTATAGAAATTTTACAATTTGATGTTCCGACAGCGCCACCTATATCCCAAAGTATGGTAGCTAAATCTTTTTGATATGATCCACGCCTCTTTGGAATAACAATTTGACCTCTGTAAGATACAGATTCGTTAGCACACATTTCTCCTACGGTAGAACTCAATGTACTTATAGTTCTATTCAGTATCGTTTTGTAGAGCATAAGTCCACCCAAAATTAATAATATGAGAGTTATAACTAATGTAATCACAACCGTAAGTAATATAGACAAGACATCCTTCCTTCTCAGTTCTATTTTCATCTCTAATCTATACGGTATTTTTATCTCTTTTCTATCTGTATTTTTTATCTATCTGTATTTTATCTTTTTATTGTTATTTGTTTTTTAATTTTAATTTATATTAATCTATATCGTCCATCTTGTTTCTCTTAGGTTCGTCAGGCAATATTTCAATCCTATGAATATTAGGCTTATTTTAAAAGATACAAAATGTTTTAATTTGTATTAATCTATATCGTCCATTTTGTTTCTCTTAGGTTCGTCAGGCAATATTTCAATCCTATGGGCATTGGATTCTTTAGGAAGTACTCCTTCTTCATATATATAATCATTTCTATTATTTGTATTTTCTCCTGTTCTATTGTTTTCTCTATCATCTGTTGGACCCATAAGAAATCCGCCAAAAACATCAACTCCAATACGACTCAAACCTTCTATTATTATATTTACTCCACCTATTGTTCTATCTGCTTGTTCTTTTGGCATAGAATCAACCATGACTTTAACAGCGGCTTTAAGTTGGGTTGGCAGATGGTCATATAATCTTTGACTATAATTCTCTTTGACTTTAATGTTTGGTGTATTGTTATATCTTGTATCTGGAGCTTCTACTTTAGTCACTCTTATTCCAGATGCCAATTCTTCATGAATTATTTCTCTTGCCAATATTTTCAATTTGTCTTGTTTATCTGGAGATAATAATTTAAAACAGCGATCTATAGTTTGTTTTGAGACCTTAGCCGCTTGAGATAATACATCTATAGGCTGAGATAAAAAACATTTCACCACTATTTCATCTGGTATATATCGTATATTAGTTTTTGCTTTTGCTTTAGGTAGCTTTCCATCCCTTGGTGGTAGTTTTTCTTTAGCGGGTTTTCCTTCTGCTATATTTTCCTCGGATGTTTTTCCTCCTATTGTTTTTTCATCTGGGTATTCGCTCTTCTGGGTTTGTTTTGTATTTCCTTGAACTGCTGTTTGTCTCATAGAGTGTCGAACTTCACGCCTTTGTCTTTTCTCTATGGCCTTTACAAGAAGTTTTCCGTCTCTCATGCCGGAAAAGAATATTTTATTTCTGGGTTTATATGATGCACCTGTAAACATACCTAAATCGTCAACCTTTAATTCCAAGACATCGACCATATTAGAAGCATGCTTAGTAGTATTTCTTTGTGATTCTTCTATTTGAATCATAAGAGTTTCTACCAAATAACTAATGAAAGAACTTTCGTCGGTTTCTTTTTCGTAAACTACTATTCCTAGTATTCTTCTCTTTTTGTTGTCTATGTAATCTAGAGGAAAAGGATTACTCAAAGCTCCGTCAGCAACCTTCATTCCCTCAAAATCTATAGGTGAGAAAATAAATGGAATATTTGAACTCAACATGGCTGCATCAGTTCCCAATAATGTCGGATGCGATATATAATCTATTTTGTAACCTTTTTTCGTTCTTCTGTCAGTTATAGAAAATGATATATAATAGCCTTCATTGTGCAAATCCAATAATGTTGGGATCTTTTTTCTCTTTTCCAATACTAACAATTCTAGTTCACTTTTCAGCATATCACTAGACATTAAACCAAACTTACTCTTAAATTCTTTCAAATTGAGATCGGAAAATCCATTGAATATCTTTACTGTTACAGATTTCATATATAATTCTATTGGTTTCCATCCACATACATAAAGAAGTATTATAACTGCGCCGACAGAACATCCTGAAAAATACTTTGCATGTTTAAAATATCCCTTCATGTCAAGAATTGCAAGTGCACCCAACATTCCTATTCCACGATATCCACCAGAAGAAATACATAAACCATCATAACAAAATTCACCGTTTGAATCATTGTTGGGTTTGCCTGCTCCATCAGAGTTATTTTCATCATAGGTGATATTTTCTTGTGACACCCCAACTCCCATATTTTTATCTCTTTGTTATTTTATATACTTTTTATGGCTAGAATCTGATCCTTAAACCTGTTTATGTTTCAGATTCACATAAGTTTTCCGATTTTTATCTCAAACTCATGTCTGTCTGGAGCATATGTATGGCTAGAATCTGATCCTTAAACCTGTTTATGTTGCATATTCACATAAGTTTTCCGATTTTTATCTTAGGCAAATCTACAATTTTTGTATAATGTAGATTTATGGTTAAAATCTGATCCTTATTCGCCCACATCTTATAGTTCACATTTAATATGAACTATTTCATTTAGTTATTTTCTCTAATTTTATTTGATCTAAGTTAGTCTTTCTTTCTGCGTGTATATGTGGTTGGACCTTTTGCTTCAGCTCGTTTTGGTTTATCTTTGTCATCACCTCCGCCACCCATCATACCCAAGAAAGATTTAATTATACCGAACATTCCACCACCTCCTCCATCATCGGTTCCTTCAGTATCTAATCCTTTAGTACCAGATTCATCTTTAATATAAGAATAATCGTCACCACCAGTGAGTTGACCGTATAATTTGTAGAATTGGCTAGTATAATCTTTGCCTGTCTTCTTGAAAATCCATTTCGCGACGATAAAAATACCAGCATTAATAACCATGAAAAACGGCAGTCTAACCATAACTGGGAGTTGCACGCCAATAGAACTCCAATCTGCTTCTCCTATTTCTCTCAACATTCTTTCGTATCTTTGCATAGAATGCATTTGGTTAATAGTAAATCCAGACATATCTAACTTCATCTTGGATCCTAAAAACTGAAGAACTAGAAACCCACCAACAAGAAATATCTTAAAATTGTTTGTCTTAACCTTCAGTTTTATTCTGGACATTACATGTTCATAATGCCTTACCATTTTGGCTAACTTCATCTTTTTGGTGATTCTCGGCAATGCGATATTTTGATGAGCTTCTTTCACTAATCTAAATCTATAAAGCATTTCATCTTTCTTTTCATTAATAGTAAGCTTAGATTCATCTTCTGAACTTTCTTCATATAAATCATCTCCAAGAGATTCGTCGTCTTCGCCAAATGGAACATCAACTCCGAGAGGATCATAAACATATTCTCTTTGACCAAGTTCATCTGGATCGTCAAGATAATCTCCTTTTCGTATTCTTCTATTTGCACCTGGCAATTTAACTTGTTCCTCCTCTGAACTTTCTACCTCGCTACTATCTTCATCTGAATCATCTTTCCGTCTGCTTTTCTTGCTACGTTTAGTTTTAGATCCTTTTCCCCTAGATTGTTTAGAATCAGCTTTTCTTCTCCTTTCTTCTCGTCTTTCATTTTCTTCTTCTAATTGTTTCTTTTGGAGTCTCTTTACGCGAGATGGACGTTTTATCTTTTCTTTTTGTTCTTCCTCCTCACTATTATTTTCACCCTCATTATTTTCATCTGCATCATCACCTTCGACCTCGACTTCTTCTACCTCTTCTTGATTATTTATATCGGTCGCTATCATTATAGGATCTCCAGGTAAATCTGAAGTTTGTTCATCACCTTTCGGCATTCCATCGTTAATGGTCATTCTAACTTTGGGTTTGGTCAGTTTTGGGTTTGTTTTCTCTTGGTCCGTTCGTTTCGTCTTTGTTTCGCTAGGCTTTTCGGGAGCAGCTTCATCTAATAGCTTATCAAAAATATCATCTTCAGACTCGTCGACTGTTTCTATAACTGGATCTTCATCATTTGCTCCGACTGTTTCTGGGAGTTTATTTTCCGGATGTTTGTTTTCGATGGGTAATTCTTTACTTTTAGCATTTAGAATGTTAGAGAATGCCACAGGCTTGGCTTCATGTTTACTCTTTATCGGTTCTCTTGGAGTGGAGGTTATTTTTCTCGGGCTCACGTTTTCTACATGTTGCTGCTCTGAATGTGACTTTTCTATGGATGATTTTTCCGGATGTTTCTTTTGTGCTTTGCGAGAGCTGGCTTTCATTTCATGTAATCTTTCTCTACGTTGAGATACGAGTTTTTCTATGGCTTCATCCAGCATATTAGGTCTTTCTATGGATTCCAATACTTTAGCGTTTAATTCGTATCCGGCATCTAACGCTTCTTTGATAGATTCTTTCTTACTTTCTTCTAGAGCTACCCTTATAGCAGATTTGATATGGCTATCATCTTCGGGGTAAAAATCCTCTTGCGGTTCATCTTCCTCGTCTTCATCTTCAGACCTATTACTGGTCGATCTTTTCTTCCTATCGCTTCTGTGTCTACTATTGCTTCTATGTTTGCTGGTGTGTCTGCTAGTATGTCTTTCTTTTTCTCGATTAGCTTTTGGACTTCTTTCTCTGGATGTTGTCTTATCTCTCCTATCTTTTTCTTTCGTGTCTATTTTATCTCGTTCCCTTCTATCATCATCGCTTTTCCGTGTGTCCTTTATTTTTTGGTCGAGTTTCTTGTCTATGGCTTCTTTTCTATTTTGTATCTTTCGTCTAGACGTAACTTCAGACGATGATTGATCTCTTTGAGAATTACTATTAGAAGTACGACTACCAGATGTGTCTCTCATTGATACGCTAGACGTATTAGACGACGTATTAGAAGATGTTGTTCTATCTAATTCGTTAATATCTCTTGATGTCAAATTTCGTCCGCCGAGTCTAATTCCTGGATCTCCACTCCTCCTATGCGGAGATATTGGTCTAACCTCCTTTGTAGATTTTTCATCTTTGCTATCTTTCTGTTTATCATCTCTGTCTCTGCCATTGTCATCTCTGTCATCTTTATTCTTACTTTTATCGTCTGATGGCTTCCTCTTTCTCCTAACTTTCTTCTTTTTCTTAGTGACGCTAGTCGCTTCATTTCCTGTTGATATAACTATAACCTCATCTTTTTCTTCTTCTCTTGTTTTTGTATCGTCTTTTGATCGGGCATCTTCTCTAGTTTTTCTATTATCACCAGACCTTCTATTATCACCGGACCTTCTGGTCTCTCTCGATTTTATTTCTTCTCGCGGTTTTTCTTCTCTAGATCTGGAATCATCCTTGATTTTTATGGCATCGATGATATCCACAGGTCTACGCCCAGAACTATTCGTCGTTACTCGCGATGTCTCTCTTCTCGAACTATTCAATTTCACAGCTTCTCTTTCATTTGATTTCTGTCTGTCACCAGATGTTTTCCCATTTCGCTCATTTGATTTCTGTCTATCATTAGATTTTTCATTTCGTGATTTAGAACGATCAGCTCGTCTCTCTGCAGGTGGACTATGTGGTTCTTCTGAGGCTGGTTTGGGAATAGATTTCTTTGGCGGAACGGCACTTGAAATATTCGAACTAGCATTGTTTGACATATTACTATCTACAATACCTATTAATTCTTTGAACTTTTCATTGCTTACCATCAAAGCTCCCCGTTCATCTCTAGGTGAACTCTTCTTTTTAACTACGGATGGTTGCTCTATAGTTTTGTCTTTTCGCGCTGTGGGAGGACTCACATTCAATTGAGTCAGGTCAGAACCAAATTTTATTTGAATTTCGGGATCTAATACGGCTTGAGAACCGTCAAGAATTATAACATTTTTGCCGTTAGTGGTGGAATTTGTGTTTCCATTTGAGCGACTATTTGAGTTTATCTTAGAATCGGACTGTGGGGTCATTCTTGGACTTTTCAAATCTGGAGCTTTAACATCATTTATCCTGATGGGTTCTAATTTTGTTGTGTGACTTTTGTACTCAGCGCCATCTTCATATCTAGGCGGTCTAGACGAAATCTTCTTTTCCACGCTTTTATTTACGTTTGGATCGTTCTTCGCATCGAATCCTCCCCTTCTTCCAGATGCTATTTGTAATATTTTGGTTGTTAACGGCGGACTACTTGGTATGTCTCCAATCAATCTTGATCCTTGAGTTCTAGGTTGCACATCCGCCTCAGATATACTTTTTATTTGAACCGCATGCATAACTTCAGTGTCTGCCATTTATTTACCGCTCTTTAACTTGTTTTCCAAGGTTTGCAGTAAATACGCAGTATATCTATTATCTATATCCAAATCTTGTTCTGGCTATTTTATCTATATTTTGATAAAGAGATGCCAGAGTTTAAATGTAAAAATTTCGAAAAAGTTCATCTAAACTTAAGATCTCGATGCTTATATAAATATTTCAATAATAAATGAATTGTTTATTATTGGTTCTCATACCCAATTTATATTTGTGTATTAAAAATTCACTTAAAAAACTCCCCATGAGAGTTTTTTTAAATAGACCTATTTGCCACCGTTATTCTCTTTCATCTTCGTTTGTTGGTGCAATGACAATTTTTCTGCAGGAAACTAAATCAATAAGTGTTGTCATCTCGTTCCATGTACCAGTACATTCTACGTATAAACTCCAGTTGACTGTTATTACCCTGGATGGAGTTGTTTCTTTCGCTAAAATCTCTTTGGCTCCCTCTATTGCCTTATTAAGACTAGTGTCTATTCTTTCAAAGATTGTAGCTTCTGTATCCTTTATCATAGTTGTAATTTCCATACCAGTGGCTGTAGTTTTGTCGATAGGAATTCGATCTACATAATAATCATGAAGAGTCTTAAGTCTTAATACATCGGCATGATCTTTACATAGAAGGAACGTTGTTGGAGGAATATTTGGCCATTTATAGTTCTCTCTGTTATATTCTTGACATGATGGATGCCAACATTGGACGAACTCTTTAATATAAGTTTGAGTATCGTTTGATGGTTTCAAAACGACTTTGACGGGTTCTCCAGGCTGTGGAACTTCTTCTTCCTCTCCATCCTCTTCTTCCACTCTAGGTAGATTAAAATGATCTGATCTCCACCAAGTATCAGAATAGCCACCTCGACTTCCATCATCATTATCATCAACAAATTGACCATCACGAACCAAATAAACGCATTTAAATCTGATAGTATCTGCTCGTTCTGTTATCTGTCTGTTCAATTCTGTCAACTCGCTGATTCTGGTTTCAAGATTTGGAATTCTCTTTAATACCGATTCTATTGCAGCTTCCGCCGTATGTCTTCTATACCAATAAGCATCTTTCGATGAGTAATTTTCGTCCATTTGTCAGCAGATCAGGGATTTCGGTTTCTAGCTTGTCGGTCGTTTTTCTTTGAAATTTTGAAAATCAAAATTTCATTTTTTTAGGTTGTGTGGGCAAATCGTCGTATTTGAAATGGCCGTAATATCAATTGTGAAGATACAGGCGAATATAGAAGCTTGACTACACCTTCTATATTACTATCGCCGAGCAGAATCAATATACTTGAGACGATGATCGCGATATTAAACGTGTGGGTTTTGGTGAGTGTAGAAG